CGAGATGATCAGAGCCATTGTAGAGCTCTACGTTTTGTTTGGAATGACCAAACCTCGACCGTGGCGTAAGACAAAGAATCTTACGGGAAGCAAGCTTTTCCTTACTCAACGGAGTAACCATGCCTTTAACAGAGTCGTCGTTATAATGACGAACTTTATAGTAGCAAATAAAGAAGGAAGTTGGGTGAAATTTTTTAAATGGAAATTCGCCTCTTTCTTTGCGTATCACATGGAACAAGATGTTCCACCTAGGCCTCCTTTTGAGGATGTCGAAAGACACAAGTTGTTGTCGTCACCTAGGGTCCTGCTTGGAGGACTGTTTTCGAAGTTTGAGATCTTAATGCGTAACCCTAATCGGGCGTTTTGGATCTCTGCGGTCTATCATATGACAGGACTGTTCCCCCATGAGGTTGATTTCAAGTTTAAACTTGACAAACTGGGAAACTTCACGCAATTTTGCGATACTTCACAGCAGCTCAAGAAGGCTGCACCTGATGTACCAGACACCATGATTGAAAAGTCAATTAATGACACTATCGTTGAATTAACGAGTCCTCCAAAGTTTATTGAGGACCATGGTATTAAAGTCTCTTGGACACGTCCAATCAACAAAAGGAAGAACACTGATCTTGGTGTTACTTTCCAGAAGGCAGAAATTGACTGCTCGGTTGATAGGATTAAGGTTGAACTCAGAAGAACCGTGACGGAGATCTTTCGTCATGAACAAATCAAATATGAAGATTTTGTTGAACCGTTCTTTCCTTCCACATCAGCTAACTACATCAATAGTAGAGGTGATTGTGGATCCCTCAACAGTCTCTATGAACGTTGCTCTTTCGGGAAAAAGGGTGATGGAATTGGATTCGGTATTGAAACTTGCTCATTGTTTCAGAGGGTCTCCTCAAAGTATGGAGAGCTGGGTCGTTGTGAAGATCGTAAGATCCTTATGGAAACCGAAGCAGGCTATGAACAACCTGAAACTTTGGCCACTTTAATTGCCGACACAACGGAGCTGCGAGCAGCGTGGGAAGAGTCTTATTGGCAAATTTATGATATTGCCCGAGCTGAAGAACCTTATGTTTCAGCAGTAGGATTACCTGAACCTTTAAAGGTCAGAGTGATATCCAAAGGACCTCCCTTTCTTTATACATT